ACGTCATTGATGGTCTCAATAAGAGTTTCATACCATTCACTAACAGTACCAGTGAAGTCAGGAGCAGCAGAAGTTGCACCCAATTCAGCACCAGTTACACGGTTTACAAACAAACCGGGAGAACGAGACCAGTAGTATTTACCAGCAGTAGCACCGTTCACAAGATCAGCCAAGATTTCTCTGTCGATTTCAAGAGCAACTTGCTCAGAAAGGATAGAGGTCAACTCAACTTCAGCATCCAAGTTGTGGTATGCATTAAGATCTTGACCAAGTTCTGGTGACCATTTGGCCTTCAGTTTCTTGGTTTGAGCGGTGATAGCAACACTGTCTACCTTGATGTCGATCTCTGGGATCTCTTCGTTCATTTCCAATGGCATGGTGAATGATCCCAAAGCACCAGCAGGGGCTCCGGAAGTTCCAACAGTATCTTCTACAGGGAATGTAACCACAGTGTTAGCATTTAACGTTGGGGCTGTACCCAGAGTGCTGTTTAAAACAGAGAAGAAAACATCCATTGTGTCATTCGAGTGATGTTGCGTTAGGCGACGAACCATTTTGCAGTTGTCGTTAGTAAGACCAGTAGCACCATTGGTTGCTGCTTCTACAGCAGAACCAGAAATATGGAAAGCAGAAAGATTTTCGAAATCAGCATTAGCAGTTTTCAAAGCACCAACAGCAGTTGAGTCCAAAGTCAAACGAAGAACGTTGAGTTGGGTAGATGCATCAATCTCAGCCATCAAATCAGCGTCGAACAGCATAGCTTTTTTATCTGCTTCTATAATATCAGAAGAGATAAGCTTTATAAGGTCAACCGTTATGTTTCCGTTGGCAGCATTTGCGCTTCCAGTTGGAGAACCATAAGCGTAACCAACAGCTTGTCGAGGACCAGAAAGAGTTTCTTTCAAAGAGTCACCAACGAGACTAACGCCACCAGTTACTTGAGAACCGACAACATCGCCACCGTAGATGGAAGCACTAGCTTCGTTACCAAAACGACGAGCTTGAGTAGAGCCGCTACCAATTTTTCCAGAGAATTGGAAGTCAAGGAAGAAGATGAGGCCAGATGGCAAGCTCATCGGTTGAACGCTAACAAGATCATTAGCGATAAGTCCGGCGAATACGCGTCGAACGATTGGGAATGCGACAGCGGCGAAACCTTGAACATCGCCAGCACCCATAGAAGAACTCTCACGAAGTAGTTCCTTAGCTTGGTTTTCAAGCAATCGAGCCATAGTTGACTTCATTTGATCGCTTTCAAGACCTTCAAGAAGACCAGTTGCGGACCATTTATTAAGAAGAGCTTGCCCTTCTTTTTTCATGTCACGGTTCACAATGCCTTCAGTCAATTTTTCAATAATAGACATATTTAAAACCTCCTTAAATGTTATTTAATGCCTGCAAGTTTTCGCATTCTCTGGGAGAATGAATCTTCTTGCATTGATTGTGTGTTGTTGCGACGAGGCAACATGGAAGATAGGTTGGATCTACGGTTAACTGACTCACTAAGTGATTGTGGACCTTTTTTGACATTGCTGTCGGATCCCACTGTAGTTCTGAGGGTCTCCCAAAGAGCTTTCGCTTCTTCCGGGCTTCGTGCCTTTGTGATGGCTTCGGCAATTTTCTGTTTTTGCCGCTCATTCAAGGAGGCATCTCTCAATGCACGATTAGAGTAAAGTAACTTTGCGTTTGACAGAAGGGTACTTTTAACCTTCTGATTTAATTTATAAATTGTGTTCTCGTAGAGTTCGTGCTCTACTTTAAGTTTCCGATGGGCTTCGTCGAGTTCTTCGATTTTCTTTTCAAGCACTTCTTTTTCTTCTTTGTGCTCGTCGGCTTCTCGTTTTGCCATCTCCATCTCTTGTTGGTATTCCAAGGTAGCTTCATTGGTTTCAATGGTTCCGTTCTTATGTTCTCCGGCCATGTCTACCATAAGCTCTTCTTCAAGTCTATCTTCTTCATCAGAGATCTCTTGCAGCATATCCAACACTTCTTTGAAATTTTGCTCTTGGAGAGAAAGCCCAGCGAGAGGATCTTCCTCTTCTTCTTCGGGTGCTCCGGTATCCATACCAGCATCTTCGGGTGCAGGAGGTGGCTCTGCGGGTTCTCCACGCTCATCTGCTGCGGCGTTAACAAAATCATCCATATCGAACTCAAATGTAACCGAGTCTTCATCATCAGGACATGGGCACATTTGTTCCCCACCAGAGGCTCCCATAGGAATATTCATGTCCATTCCAGCGGGTTGAGTTGCAACAGCACCTCCGCCCATTTCTGCTTCTTGTTCTTGCAAAACATCGTCCTCAGAGGCTTCTTCTAGTTCAACCTCGTTAACAAGGTGGGTTGTTCCACCATTTAAGTATTGAATACCAATTTTTCCACCATCATTCTCAACTGTCACTCTAGCTAATTGACCGGCATGTCGAACAGGCCGACCGACTTCGTTTAATTTACTAGATGATTCTAAAAGACTTTCAACTGCATTCTTGATTTCTGGTGCATATTTCTCAATAATCGCTTGTTCTGCGTTTTTAAGTGCTGCTTTGCGCAATTCAGCAGCATCAACAATTGCTTGCTCTAACATTGAAGACATCAAATCACTCCTTAAGGATATACGTTTATCATTTATAATTAGTAGGGTTTATGATAAAACGCCATCATTGTTTATAAGGCTGCCCTACAGCAGTTTATGATAGAACAAAGTAATCATTAATTCACCGGTTCCCAAAGGTGTGCTTGTTTCAATTGTTAGATTTTCATCAGCGGTAAAAGCATGCACCCCTCCTTCTGGGGCGGCGAACGTAGTAAACCCAGCAGATCGTGCAGATGTGATTTGTGTAGCAAAGTTTCCAAACATATTAGAGTCACCGGCGCGACCGATATTACCAACGTTTCCTGTATTAAGTACCGTTACAATTTTAATTTTCATAGCTATGGGAACCATACCAGCTTTATAGAAGGCAGCAACATTAATAGGTCCGGCACCAGTAATATTGACACTAACTGACTTTGAGCCTATGTGCATTTGGTCGTTGTTTACGTTCTCAAATATTTGATAGCTTGCTCCGGCGGCGGCTGTGTCTGCTGTGTGATGATCGATGTGAAGCTGGGCGGCCGGGGTAGATGTTCCGATACCAAGACCGTAAGCGGTGGAGGATGATCCTGATAAGGTCATAACTTCTGAAGCTCCAGTCTTCCCAGTAAAGAAGCGAATAACGTCTTCATCTGATGCGTTTTCAACTGTAATTTTTGTGTCCTCGTCACCATCGGCTAAGACAATACCGGCGTTAAGAAGATTGGTTTCGCCGTAGTCAAAAGAGCGCCAATATAAGGCACCGCCAGCTTTGGTGTACAGGAAACCATTTCCATCAGCCGGCTGCGCAGGCGAGCCGGTCTGCTCTGTTGTTATGGCAATCTTACCGGCAACACTAAGTTTTGCAATACCTGTTCCGCCACCAATATTAAACCTACCGCTTGAATCTATTGAATGAACATTTGAGCCATTTAATTGGAATGTAATAGCTTGTCCAGACTTAGCATTGATCTTTGTACCGCCGGCTCCATCTTGTTGAAGGGCATAATCGTTATTGTTACCCATATCAAAGTGACCAAGTGTCATGGTATCAGATGTTGTACTGTGGATTCTCATGCGACCTAGGTCAATAGTTTGATCTGAGTCTGGATAGACCTCGAATATATTCGTTGGTGTTCCAGTTCCAAACTTGGTGTTACCATTGTTGGCAATAATCATACGCTGTGAACCGGCTGAGGTCATAACAATCGTATCAGCATCGGCAGAAGCTTCAACTTTAATGTGCGTGTCGGAATCAGCGTCTTGTATTAACGCTGGAGTTGCGCCAGTTGTCAAATCGACAGCAGGATCAACTTCGTTAGATCTCCAGTATATCTTTCCATCAGCTTTTGTAAATAGAATCCCACCATCGCCGTTGGCTGGGGCAGCGGGGTCACCGGTTTGTTCTTTAGAGATATGAATGGCACCGCTAACTTCTAGCTCCTGATCGGGATCGTTAACTGCGATACCAACTCTACCAGAAGAATCAATAACCATGCGGTCACCGACAGCAGCCACACGGAATGACATCTTGTTGGCAGCGTGGTCGTAACTAATTTTACCCACATCCTCATCATCCTTATCGCCAAAGCTAAGGCCGGAGGCCCCATTGGTTGCACCAATAATGCTTACATTTGCTTCATCAAGACCATTGTTTCTTTGAAAGACTGCGACAGTAGGGTTGTCCACACTAGCTAGGTTTCCTTCTGCGTTTCTAACTTTTACGTCCAATTTGGTTTGTGGATCAGTTGTTCCTATACCCACACGACCACCATTGTCTCTGGCTAGGTCTATTATAGAAGGGGCGGTTGAAAGGTTGGAGCCGTTTGCAATTCTAAAGTTTGTTCCTGTCTTGGCAACACCGATTACATAATTGTCGGACACTCCGCTTCGGAAGCCAATGCCACAGGTTCCTCCAGCATTATCGTTGTCGATCAATACGGAGGGATCACTGTTGTTGTTGTTTGTTTGAACATGCAAAGGTTGATCGGGGGCGCTTGTTCCAATACCCACTCTACCAACTTCAGTGATGATCATCCGCTCAGAACCGGCTGTATCAAAGCGAATCTTGTCTTCGTCAGCAGAAGCTTCTGTTCTGATTCTTGTATCTGCATCGGCATCATTTAGAATATTGCCGCTTGAGACATCAGAAAGGTTGACCTCTGTGAGGTCGGCGGATCGCCAATAAAGATTTCCGCCGGCTTTAGTGTATAAGAATCCTTTTCCAGCAGCAGGGACTCCGGGTGTTGATGATTCAGAAGAAATCGCTATTTTTCCACTAACGTCCAGTTCAGCGATTGGGGCTGTATTTTGAATACCAAGCTTTCCGTTGGATCCTGTGATTACCAGTATACCTCCGCTAAGAATTAGTTGGTCTGTGCCGTGTGTTAAAGTTACATCACTGCTGTTGAAGTTGATTGCGGAACCGGTCCCTGCAAATATTGGCATAATAATTCTCCTTAATATTTAAAATTGGCTTAGCCTTTGTATTTAAATAGTTTTATTTTTTAGTATATCTCGATGATTTATCGCACTCTATTGTATCCGAGCGTTTTTCTGGCAAGATACTTGATTTGGTTTGCTGAAAGTTCTTCATCGTAGATTGCACACGATGTCTGAGTATAGACTGAATTTAAAGTGTTAGGAAAATTATATAAATTGCCCACTGAGAAATATCCAGAATTCTGTGCCGCGACGGATCCCGGCCCTGCTGAAGCTGTTCCAGAAGCAATTTCCGCACCATCTAAATATATTTTTATACCTGTGCCATTTGAATCTCTAGTAAAAGCCAAGTGATGCCACTCGTAATGCCTCGGTATATTTGCGCCTGTACCCACTCTATGATATGTCCCTTGTTCACTTTCATGAACGTAGTGAATTTCATACGGCAATGTGCCCCCAATTCTTGTAATTTGAAATGCATACATCGAGGGCCCTACTGCGCCAGATCCATCAAAAGATACAAAATAATGTTGTGCTGAAGTGGAACCGGGTGCATCATCTGTTGTATAAAATAAACAACAAAAAGACATGGCTCCCGTATACTTAAAATCAGTATTGCTATTGCGATAATAGCTAAAGTGGGATAAGCCACCTGCAACACCGGGAATAAAATCCACCTCATCAATCGCTGCGTCTTGTTCTGTTAGAGTTTTATTGTTGCCGGAAGAATCTGTCAATAGGCTTCCGGGAACAAAATTAAAAAGCCCAGTTGGACTAAATGTTGTGTCGTGTGCGTTTATTTTAAAATTTTCTTTCATTACTGGCATTAACTTATCCTCCACCATGCGCTTCCATCTGATATAAGATGAATACTTTCGTAATCTGAATCTAGTGTTTTTGTTGTTGTGCCATCAATTGTCTCGGAGGCATTACCATCAACAGTCACTGTTTTACCCATGGCCAAGCTAGAGATTTTAACAGCAACTTGAACATTGGATGATGCTGCTGGGAGAGTGATTGTGACATCGTTTGATGCACCAACCAAATTAACTAATACAAACTCCCAGTTTGATGCAGTGTAGTTCCCAGTCTTTGGGGATGTTGTAGAGAGATTGTTTCCTCCTCCTCCTCCTCCACCACCGCCTTGTGTTAGATCGGTCTCCGATACGTCATATGATCGCCAGTATAGTTTACCATCTGTTTTTGTATATAAGTAGCCTTTGCCATCCGCTGGTTGACTTGGGGTTGACATCTCGGCTGTTATTGCAATCTTACCCGCCACATCAAGTTCTGCAATTGGATCGGATGCTGCAATACCCACTTTTCCGTCTTCTTTGATAACCATTCTTTGAGCGTTAGACGCTGCGGAAGGGTTTGTCCAAAACTGAATATCTTTACCATTGGTTTCATTTTGGATAACAAGATTCTCGGCATTGCTTAAATGAATGTTGGCAGAGTCTGCTCCATCTGTTTCAAAGACAATTTGTCTGTAATCACTAGCACCCTTCGCTATTCGTATTCCTTCTTGATTAGAGCCTGACACATGAATGTTGCCAGCTATGTGCAATGTACTGTCGGGGGTTGCCACACCGATTCCAACATTGGATCCGCTAACAACCAACACATTATTGCCATTTGTTTTTAAAGCTATATAATCTTCGTCAAAGTCAATTTTGGTGTCACTATCAGAATCATTTTCTGCTATGATGTCGTCAAATCTACGTTCACCAGATGAATGTTTATAGGCCATGATATTTTTCCTCACTATAAATAGAGTTGAAAATAAAAAAAAGGCTGGTCTCCGAAGAGACCAACCATATAATTTGTAATCCAATCTTTGATTAGAATACTTTCCAAAGGTTTGAACCAACGTAAACACACTCAACAGCAGCGTGTGGTGATTTAAGTTGGATGCTAGCTTCACCGTCAATAGTGTGAGAGCCTTGCTTGTTGATAGTCAACAAACGACTTCCAGAGCAATTGGGCGGGGCCTTAATCTTGATAGAATCACCAGTAGAAGGGCTAGCTGGAAGGCTTGCAGAAGTGTTAGCGATAGACGACGAAGCGAAAAAGTTAACACCATTGTCAAGAGTATTTCCATTTGCCTTTGATGCAACGTTAGTACCACCAGCGATGAAGGTCTTAAGATCAGACATAAGAACTTTCTTGCCAGCATTGCCATCAGAATTATCAAACATGATAACACCGTCTCCAGCAGCGACAGCAACAGAAGAACCAGCATTAGCATCAAGCAAGTTGATTTCAGCAGCAGAAGCATCAACACCAGCCAATTTAGTTAAGTCAGCAACAGTCAAGCCATTACCAGCACAGCCAGCAATAACATTGAGGTCAGCAGTAATACAAGTGGCACCGTCAAGCTTGTTCAACTCAGCAGGAGTTGAGGTGATTTGTACACCAGCAGCAGGAACAGCAGCAAATGGAACCAAAGTACCAGCAGAGTCGGCAATATTAACTACTCGGTCAGTGGATGGATCAATAACACCAAGGGTAAGCTCAGCAGCATCAGCAGTAGAACCTTCAAAAGTAAAAGAACCAGTGATTCCAACGGTAGCAACATCAAGAGTTACAGTAGTACCAGCAACAGTCAAGTCACCAGAGATTAGAACATCATTGGTTACTGTCAAAGCGTCCATAAAAGCACTCTTCCAGCGTACACCAGTAGAACCTAAATCAACATCGCTATCAGTTTGTGGTCCGAAGATACCATCAGCAACGTAAACCTGCTCTGCATTAGCAGCATAGAAGTGAATTTCGTCAGCAGTTTCGAAATCGATCTTGGTTTGGTCGTCCTCACCAATTTTGATATCAGTAGCCAACAAAGAAGTAATGTTGGTTTGGGCAGCAGCCAATGTTACTGCACCACCGTCAGCGATAGAAGCATCACCAGAAACAGCACCAAAGTAGTGATCACGAAGACTGTCAACACCAACTTTAAGAACAGCGCCAGCAGTAGAATCGTGAATCATCAAGTCATCAGCATCTTGAATGTCAGCGTGAGCCAACTCAGATTGACCAGAGATAATGTCTTCAGCCAACATACCATGTTCAACAGCACCAGCTTGAATAGTAGCAGCACCACTAGAAGCGATATTGACGTCACCACTCATAGCAACTGATTCGAAATCAGTTCCATCAGAAACAAGAAATTTGCCTGCTTCCATGTTAGCGTTATACTTTAATTTAATACCTTCAAGCTCTAAAGAAGAGTCAGTCATGGTAGCACGATTACCGCTGTTAGCATTGAACTTCAATGAACCACCAGCTTTTAACTCTAATTGGCCAACGCCGGGAGAGCCAACTTGGTTGTCAGCACTACGAAACTGGACTTGCTTGCTACCATCAAGTCTAGAATTTTGATATTGAAATATCTGATTGTTCTGGGTGTCAAACTTTAAGTACTCAGTACCTCCAGCTTCTTTTATCTCCAGCGCAGCAGTAGCAGAATTGGCCAGAGTGATATCGATATCAGTTGCACCATCATCAGCAGTAATACTATCAAGTTTAATAATACCAACATTGCTGATGTTACCATCGGCGGCATCCAGTTCGTCGACGATTAAAGAGCCGGACGTTCGGAATTCACCTAATTGAAATTTATAAGCCATATATTTTCCTCCAAAAAAAATTATTATATGAATAAGAGAATCAAGGTATGCCTTGAAACCCTTGCTATAAATAGACGCATGCAATGCGTTTGGATTCAATAAATGAAATATTTTGTTGCACCATCAGTGTAGACATTGACCGCAGCGAATGGGGAATTTAGCGATAATGTACTTTGACCGTCAATAGTTTGCCCTCCAGCAGGTGTAAGATTAATAACAACCGAATCACTTAAACTACCAGCTTCATCTTTTATCACAAAAGTTTGGCCGGCTGTTAGCGTACTTGCGTTGGGCAAATTGATGGTAACCGTTGAGGACGCAGAAACTCCTAGATAGTAATCATCGTTAGCTGCGGTGGTATTTGAGGTGACTGCTCTACGTTTATGAATTAAGCCACCTTGAACACTTAGCTTTGTTCCATCAAACGTTAGGTTTGATTCGCCATTTAAACCACTGGTGGACGTAGTGGTTACAATTCTATTGTCTGCACCATTGGCAAGAGTCACTGATCCAGCGCTAGCAGCTTCAGTTATTTTTGTATTGGCAAATTTGCCTAGGTATATAAAACCTCGGGCATAGGTTGGAACCTTATCTGACTTGAAATCCTGTATAAACACGATACCATTGAAATAGTCCACAATCCAATCGACAGGATCTGTGGGGAATATTCTGCTTCCGCCCTGATCCGGGTGATCTGTGTATAACTCTAGGGCGTAGTTGTTGCCTGATTGTGGGCCAAAAGATGGAGATATTAATTGAAGACCTCCGTTGGATGCATGAACTACTTGGTTATTGACATAAAAGCCTGTTCCTTTTGCAGCATTGGAAGAAAGCGTTTGATAACTAGATGTCAAAAGAAGCTCAAATCCGTGAGGTCCAGAAGATTGCGATTCATCACCGGCGCCGAAGCCTACGTTGCCAAAAGATCCAGTGTTTGCATCATAGGTGGTACCCGAAATAGATTGAACATGAAACTCAACAAATTCCGCCACAGGAGACAGTCCTGCCGAGGATGAGTACTGAGCATACAAAGTTGATGTTGAAACTGTCTGTGGTATGTCTTCACCAAAGATAACCTTTGTGGTGATCTGGACATTTGATGGTATGGTTTCTTCGTAGAATTCACGAAGAGCAGACGTGTTTGCTTTACCGGCCAGCTTCTTGAAGGCCGATATTGACATTGCTTGATTGGTACTACCTGTTCCGGGAACTGCCATTTTAAATCCTTAGCTATAAGCAACCTTTAATCTGCTTAAATATCCTTTCCAGTCTTTGTGAGCGGATATTTTTATTACCACAACGTCTCCGCCTGATACGGAAACGGTGCCTCTTTGAGTTCCTCCATTGAATGTGCTGGTCACACTAGTACCACTAGTGCTTATAACTGTTGGGGAGGAACCTCCAACAAGTGCACCAGAGCCGTCAACATCCTTATTGTTTGATGTATATGCCTTTCCGCCATCAAGATAAGCTGTGTTGCCCGGCACCTTTACTTCCATGTAAAAATTTCCATTATTACCCAAGGAAGTTTGCTTATTGACTAAAGATCCAGAGCCATAAAGCGTTACTGTTATGCTAGATCTATCATTAGTCGTATTGTTTCTATAGTGTCTATAGAAGGTTCTTGTTGCATTTGTCAAAACACCTGTGCTGTAGTTGACATTCGATGGTGGTGACTGTAGTGTGCCACCGTCAGCAACGTTTCTGAAATCTCCAGAGTTTCCACCCTTAATCGGAGAAATCAAGAATCCATTAAACACCAACAAGCCATCACTATGAGAAGCATGGCTACCAGCATCATTCATGGATGTTTGTGAATTCCAAACTTGCGCAGACCCTGTTGCCGCCGCTTGGGTTGCATGGCTGCCACTTACTATTCTATAAGTCTCCAAGTTAAAATACTCTTCAGTATTTGCGTTCGTGCTTCCAGCGGAGCCGTTGAATACCAAAAAGTTAGACTTTGATTGCGTTGATGTTGTTAAATTTGACTTATGGGGGTGAATTATTGATGAGTTGACGGACACAGAGTGTGTGCCGCCTCCAGTAAAAGTAGAATCTCCGACCAGCGAAGTTGAGTGGTCAAACAAAACCGTACCAGTAACTTGAATCACCTGTTGTTCACAATTGGCTGTGCCGCCGTCTAGTGATGCCAAGGTGGTTGATGCAGCAGAAACAGATTTATTTGTAACGCCGGTACCGTTGATTGCAATATTGGTGACCGAACAGTTTGTTGTTGTGGGAAACGAAACTGCGCTAGCATTAGAAGAGTATACGTTTTTATAAACATTGGATGCAGCATAAGTGTAACTAGCAGTCGGTCTGGTGGCAAAGTATTTGACCCCAGATGAATAAAACAAACTAGTGTGTCCAAAGTTGCCAAGTGCAACAGAAGCAGCAGAAAGTGCTGCTGTGTCAGTATCCACGGCCCACTCGATGTGGTTTGTGGATGAAGTGACGCCGCTTATAACATGCTGTATCTTTGCATAGTTGTGCCCCAAGCGATTATCATTTGGGTGAATGACATACTTCATGGTTCGATAGGGTTTTGTGTAATCAGGTATGCCATCTGAGTGTGTGGCGTAGCCGACCTTGGATATATTTTGAAATCCAGAGCCCGTTGTGTTGTTTTTGTTAACACCAGTTCCAGAACCAACAGAGCCGGTTCCAAAAGACAAAGAGGTTATATCTATTTCGTGTTTTTTTGTACCATTGATCCACAACTGTATAGCTCCGGAGTCACCATTGTTTACAGCATCTGCAACATATCTATTAGAAAGAGCAGAGACGCTATCGTTTAAGGTGCCAGTTACAGCTTGAAAGGAAGTAAAAACTCCCCTTCGATTTCCAGAAACATTAAAATTATCGTTGATATCATCTGTTCCACTTCCAACATCAACACTAACATTTTGATAACCAGTTATTGCGTTTGATGCACCAAAAGAAAGCTTTGCAGAGACACCCGTAATATTTTGACCTATGTTGGATAAATTTGGTGGGGCGGCAACATTATTGGTATCAGACGCCCCAAGCTGAAAATCTAACTGATCTAAATATCCAGACCAGCTTTCATCAGCTTCCATCTTGATTGCTAAGTATTGATTGTTTGATACGGATTCCGTTCCAAATGTTAAACAGTGAACTGAATTGCCCGTACCAGTTGTACTTGAATTGTCAGTCGCTGTGTTTATTAAAGCTCCGTTACCATCAGCAACACTACCATACACAAAGTTTTGCGAAACATCCATCCATCCGGTTGATCCCGGGATCTTTACAAAAAAATGAACATCATCTGTGTCTAGAGATGCATTCGAGAACTTGGTACCACTCTTTTGCGAAGTTAGCTTAATATCCCTTATGGTTGCTCCGCTAGTGTTTTGCACCTTTCTTAAAAATGTTCTAGTCCCTGTTATGCCAGAATAGTTGGGATTACCAGCAGGACCATTGGTTAAGGTTGAGAAATTTCCATTGTTTGGCAAACTAGTATTAACTGGGCTGTATAGCTTTTGATCAAAGAATATCAAACCATCGGTATGACCAGTTGCGCCGGAAGAAGTCATGTGGTGTTGTGAGTTCCACGTAGCAGAAGATATATCTGATTGATTCGGATACGCTGCGGAAGCGACACGAAAATCTTCGTCTATAAAGGTTTCAGACAGATTGTTATTAGCGGGGGAGCTAACATTGTGAATCAAAAACCCTGTTGAAGATACCGAGCCAGTATCTGTCAGGTTAGTTTTTAAAGGGTGGGCCAATGATGCTATTTTTATCAATGTGCTACCGTTGTATAATTCGGTTGCTGTTATGTTGTGAGAAGAGGTGATTTGTATTACTTTAGATGAATTCTCTGAACCTCCAATGGTAGGGACAGCGTGGGAGCGACTATTGACGTTTGTTCCATTTACAGAGACAGCAGCGGCGTTGTCATAAGTGTGTTTATAAAAATTACTGATTTCGGCATTGTATACCAAAGTTGCACCAGTGTGATATTGCACACCAGATATATACTTCGAGCCTCCTTTGGTTATAGAAGAGACCCTTGGGTTAGCCACAGATAAAGCCAAAGAGTTTGCATCTGTATCGTTGATCCACTCCAAATAATTAGAAGTGTGAGTGGTTGAGCCAATTACATGTTTTACAAATGCATAATTGTAGCCTTTTCTCTGACTTGATGGGTCTATAACAACTTTAGCTGTTCTATGTTGAAACAAATCGAATTGCTTATTGTTTGAATCTCTAGCGTTTCCTGTGGTTGACACAGATATAAAACCGGATCCTTGACCATTGAGGGAGGTNCCAGTACCAGANCCCGGGCTGCCTGNGCCAGTAAAAGCACTCAAACTTAAAAAATGAATTGGCGTTGTTAAGTGATTGACAAATAATCTAATCACCCCTTTGTTTCCGTCTCCGAAAGAATCAGCAGGGTAGTTTACGTTAGAGCCTTCAAGATTTTGAGCAACATTGTAGTTTATTGTTCCCGTTACTTCTTGAGTTCCATTATAGACTCCAAGGCGAAAGTTGCCAGAGTTTGTTGCAGACTCATAGGTATTGTTGATTGACAACTGGGAAAAACCGGATGTAGCAGCATGAGCAGTATAGCCAGATACAGCATTGGCAGAATCAAAACTCAACTCTAAACTTATACCAGCAGTATTGTTATAATCCAATGAGCTTATGTTTGGTGCTGGGCTCGGGACAAGAACAGAAAACAGTTCATTAAATCTATCGACTGCTGTGCCTATGGCAGTTGTCGATGTAAAGTCAGCAAATATACCATCAGTGTAATCCCCATCCTCGGGGGCTCCGATTTGAGTTGCACCAGCACCTCCAGAGGACGATGTCAAAACTATGTTTTTGTTAGAGTCAACCGCTAAGTAACTAGAAGTCGTAGCTGTACCGGCTGCAAGACCCTCAATTCTTAAAGGGTTAGCAGATGCAGAGATATGTACGCTGGCGCTTGGGTTCTGAACACCAAACCCAATATTACCATTCACATATATACCATTGGAACCTGATATTTCTAGCGTAGAAGAGCCAGAATTATAAAGTTTCCCTACACTAGCGCCGGTGTCGCTCATAACTATTCAATCTCTTGTAATACAAACTTAAATAGTTTCCCCGACTTATTATTTCTAATACTTAGGTATTCTTCTTCCTCAATAATTGTCCAGTCGCCACGTTCATTTGCTAAGTGAAGGTCGTTGGTATAAATGTTAGCAAATCGATGAGTAGCAGAGCCTAGAGAAAGGTCATTGTCGGTTGTTGGTGTGATTGCTCCATCAGTGACCGAGAATTGAATTTGGTTTGCAACCTTGACATTAATTTGAGTATCTGTTCCCGTTAAGGAAGTTTGAGGTGTCGAGTTGTTGGTTCCCAGAACCAACTCTTGGCCGTTTGCATAAATTTTACTATTAATCCAAACAGGGCCCTCCACTTCTAAAGTATAGGTTGAGGGAGATCGATTTATACCTAGTCGTTTGTTTTCAGCATCCAAAGTCATTGCTGTTGTGCCATCTGCTCGGAAGAAGATACTTTTTGCTGATCCGGCATCTAGACTTATGTGTTCATCTGTGTTTATTCCAGCTATATCTAGCGAGCCGACTGTGCCCGTGAATACCTCAGAAGAATTTGTTGCATCGGGAATGAAAGTCAACAATCCCTTGCTGTCATCATATCCAAAGAAACCTAGTTTGGCTGCTCCTCCAGTGTAATATCTAAACTCTATACCACGATCCTTGTTGTCATCGGAGCCGGGGGCCGTGTCACCTCCAAGAGTGATAATCGGATCGTCAACTGTTACCGTTGTTGAATTAAAAGTTGTTGTTGTTCCGTTAACAACCAAATTCCCACCAATGGTTAAACCATTAACGACTTCTGCTGTTCCAGAAACATATAAGCAGCCTTTAACTTGTGTGGCACCGTTTAGTTTTATAGCCTCTGTTCCAGACCCACATGAACCTGTAGCTGAACCAGAAAGCACAACAGAACCAGAAGGGTTGTTAACCTGCTGAATGTTCATTGTTTGAACGTAAATATTAGCCCATTTTTTTGCGGATGATCCAAGATTAAACGCATTGTGAGTGTGGGGTACCACGCTAGAACTCACAACGGAATTGAATTTTATAGTGTCTGATGTAGCGTTTCCAACGATCACATTTCCACTCATTTCAGTAGAACCAGACACCTTAAGGTTACTAGCAACTGTAACCGAGGTGCCACTGAACTGCTTTACTGTATTTACCGATATAGTACTCATTTAATTACTCCAATTTTTAATATGGCCAAGCTTTGATGGCGATGTGCGAAGATGAGCCAATAGTCAAACTTCCGCTAGCATTTATGGTTATAGGGCCAAATACTTCCGAAACACTGTTGTTTGGGACCAATTCTGCATAGTCGATTAATCTTCTATTGCCGCCATTGACTCCCATCATGCCAGAAACCCTAACCCCCTCGGGGGCTTTTATACCTAAGTCACCAGCAGTGGCAGCAGATAAGAACACCCCACCAGTTAAATTAAGTGTGCTTGAGGCAGGGATATATGTAAATTTTGCACTACCGGACATCAATGAGCCAGAGACCTTATACATGACTCCGTTGTTTGGACCCAGTACGCTAGATCCAGAAATATATGCCCATCCAAAATTATTTGCCATATCCTATTCTCCTTAAGCCTGTGAGCTTAGTCCTTTACCAGAAACCGCACTAATGCCGGATCCTCCGCCAATCCAATTCCACATAGTTCCATCGCTAACCAAAACGTGTGTCTCTCCGGGTAGCATCTTACAATTGTTTACACTAACTCCTCGCACCAAAGCCGTTGCCGGTGTGGTGTGGAAAAGTATATTGTTGGAACCTGTGTTTTGAATAATTATAATTTGCCCTGCGGTGCCTGCGGAAGCAAAACGAACACCTGTCACTTGACCAGAACTGTCAATGTTTACTGTTACCGTGTCTACAGGAATGGATCCATCATCGGCTAATGTGGTTGCGCTGGCTGCTCTTGTTCCAATAAGTTTTGCGTCGATATTAACAGAATCGTTCCCAGCATCAACTTGAAATGCGCTGGTCTTGTTATCTGTCTCGACACGAAAATCAACATCATTTGATAAATCATTTACTACAACCTCTGCTGGTGTGCCGGGATTCTTACGATCTCCAGTAACAGCTAAGGCCTCTACTAGAGCAGCAGTTCCAGCAGTTCCGCCAGCCATGACGTTAAAGTGAAAACTACCAGCTTCTTCTCCAAACGACTTGTCTGGTTGTTTGACTATCACAGAAGCAAAAACATCTGCATTATTAGCAGAATCATTGCCATAAAATTCTAATACACCAAGCTGTTTAAAGTCATTTTCGCCGGCGTTATCCGATGCGATACGTTTAAACGCCAATGTCGCACCATAAGAGCCAGATGTTCCGGGTGTATTATTTAACAGAGTCAAGGTCGGCTTCAGTTGTGTTGCTGACTCTATAAGAATATCATCTCCCTTGAGATGAATTGGGGCAGAGGCCGAAGCGTGTCCGATAGCTACTCGCGGCAAGCCAGCACCGGTTGATGCGTTAACCGCAAAAGCAACATTGCCACTGTCTGTAACCGTAAAAGCATCACCCGAACCAGAATTATTAACGGCCAACACCGTGGTGGGAAAAGTGCTTTGATTTGCCATAAACTGAGCCATGGGGGTTGTTTGTCCCTGTGCTGATGTTCTTGTTGATCTTACAAAAAGTGTTTGTTGGGAGCTTCCGCCACCTTGAATCTCGCAAACCTTGTTAGCACCGACAGTATCACTGCCGCCACTCTGGGCGCCATCAACGTATAGGGCTCGGCCTGCACCGTTTTGATCTGCTATCAAGCAATCTTGGGCCGTTGTGTTTTTAACCTTAAGTTTGGCAATCCACCCACCTGTTCCAATTCGAGCGTTACCAAGGCTATCTAAACGAAAGCATTCTGTTAAAGAGCTTCCATCGTGGGTCGAGAAAATCATATCACCCTTGGTGTCGTTTGCTGTGCCATCGTGAGAAACTTGAATTTGTGCAAGAGCAGTGTCACTATGATCTTCAAAGATTATTTTGGTCTCGGCTTCGCCGTCACCATTCTCGTCAGTTGAGTTCTTTAGGGTAATATAAGCGTCAGCAGCCTCAATTTGCAGTGCAGTTCCCGGTGTAGCAGTGCCTATACCCAAGCGATGGTTGCTATCATCATAGCTTAGCTGGGCTGCGCCGCCAAAAGAACCGCCGTTGTTGTATTGAATTTGTGTGTCTGAACCTGCGACAGATCCACCACCACCGCCGCCAGTTTGTCCTGATCCGAATTTTGCCATGGTTTATCTCCTAATCACTAATGCCTTCAATGTCGGCAACGTTGTAGCTATACATTTTATCTGGGTCGATATTTGTTAATTCTGCATATATTGTGTAACCAGCAGAGCCAGCTTCTGGGGTTATGAAAAGCTCTTTTACCCTGATGTTCATTGAAATAGAGTCCTCATCAGAATCGAGATGAATGTAGTGCTTGTTGGCGAACACATTTGAGGATACCGCGTCGTCACAAAAGTGAACTCTTATGGCAACACCAGTCTGGTTTATAACCAATATATTTTTTGTAACCTTTGGGAAAGTTATAGTCTGGGTTGTTGCTCCAATGCTGTCGTATGTTCTGACCCATGGTCGACCGGCGACCTGATAAGACCCAACGTTGTTGATCCCTACCGAATAAACATTTGATACTTGATTTTTTAATGCCATTTGTTATACTCCTAAACTAACTTAATTAGTCTTTCTCTTAGCTTTTGCCTCTTCCTTTTTTCTACGAGCGATTGCTCGTTTCTTAGCAAGGCGCTTTACTTCTGAAGGTTTTTTGTAATGTCGACGATCTTTTACCTCGTCGATAATGCCAAGTTTTTTAACTTTTTTATTAAACCTTTTTATCATCCTCTCCGGATTTTCATTTCTCCGAGGATAAATTGTTAGATTATTTTTTCTTTTTGGAATTCCGTTTTTCATTTTATGTTCCTGCAAGCTTCTTCCATGCGGAAGAAGGTAAAGCTGTTATATCAACCCCGGGATCTCTTGGGTCCACACCCGATAGTGCTCCATGGCCCTGTTGGGTTGGGGCTGGTGCAGGTGTTGTTCCTTCGAACAAATCAACACCGTTATAGGATTCTCTACCGATAGCGTCAAGCATTTGTTTTTTTCTTTGAAGGCGGGCTTTGGCATCAGATTCCGATTCAAGGCTCATCTTTTGTTTTTTAGGTGAACGGACCTCAGTAATCACAGATGTGGAACCAAGGCCCCTTGCAACCTCCGATACGATATTCGATAATGTGCCATCTTCGAAAATCACCTCCTTGATACACTGCTTGATCAAAGGTTTCAAGATTTTTTTTAACTCTGTTTTGTTCATTTTTTCCTTCTTTTGGCTTTGGGGTCTTGATCTTCGCGATAGAGATCCATCATTTTTTGCCCTACAGTATCCATTTCTTTTTCGGTTCGACCTTTAGCAAAACTTGATGTTCCCCCGGGCCCATCTTTGGCTCCACCTTTAAACGGTGGATTCACGTCAACCATACCAGAGTTCAAAAGTTTGACAGCCAACGCTAAATGTCCTTTTTTCGCACTTATAACAGGCATATCTTCACGCTGTGGAAAACCACTTGGAACTGAAAGGGTCAACTGGCTAACATTTTGAGCCATCTTTTCCGCTGCGGCTCGAATCGCTGCTTCGCCTTTTTGGCCAGAAAATTGCTCTAGAGCTTTTATAACCATGGCGGGATCACCCTTCGCAGACCAAACACCTTCTTTAGCATACTTTTGTAAAACTCTAAGAATACCTTGGGCATTAAAATCTTTAAAGCTTCCTCCGCCTTTCTTGCCTTTTGCACTTTTAGTAAAATGCACAGTCAAAACATTGAGAACAGGAATTAACTTTTTTGCTGGGTATTGCACAACAAAGCCGCCGACTTTTGAAGATGGGTTGATCATCCCACTGGCTATCCATCGGTGGTGACCATCCATGATATGATTATCATTGGTTATAATGGCGCCCAAATTACCGCCGGGACCTTCCGGAAATGGATTGTTTTTAAGAATTGCAGCGATTGCGAACGCAACAGCTTTTCCAATATTCATAGAAGATTGGGATGGTTTTAGCTTTTTACACGGAACAGACACAGGACTAGCCTTGATTACATCATCGGACTCCTCTCCGTCTAGTTTTCCAGATCCGCCAGTTGCAATGTTTCTAGCGTCATCAGAAGTATATTTTTTTCCGACATCGCTCAGCTTCAGTGGAAAGTCTTCGTCTGATTGTTTTGTAGGGTCTGCGTCCTCGGATACAAACTTCCTCCAATTTTCAAAAATTAATTTATGTTTTTTATCGCTTGAATAGCTCATTTTTTAGTCCCTCAATATTTTTTTAAACAAATTGTCTATATTATTTTCTTTTACTTCACGCATGGATATTTGTGCTTGTTGGTTTTTTGTTTTAGGATATATATACGCATTTGGAGTGGATGGCTCAGAAACTATATCAAAACAGATAAGTTGAAAATCATCCTCAACTATAGTTTCACCCATTTGTTCTCGAACTGATCCGAGACCTCTAGAGGATATACCAATCTTAACACCAGAGTTCACAAGATCCTTTAGGATACGTCCGGAAGGAGTATCCAGTACTTTAATTTTACCCATGACATCTTTGCCTTTCCACCACATATCTGTGATCATATGTGATACATTCTTAAGATTAACAACAGAGTCATCCGGATGATCAAGCTCTCCACACGCTCGATTGTCGCGAACCACATTAAGATAGTTTTCAACCTCTCGACGAAGAACCTTTTCTGGGTATTTCCGGCCATTTCCATTTTTCATGTCGGCAGTTTGCACACGTCCGACAAGATACATTGCGCCTTCCATGACTTGTCTTTTTTCAGATTCGGTTAGCACATCCAAGCAAGCGCCATCTGGACATAATTCATAATATTCTGTTAAAAGCTTTTTAGACATTACCTTCCCCTTCTCGGAGAGTTGACTGATATTCTATCCATCAATTCTGGTGCCATTTCAGACATAATGTCATATGTTTGTTGATCGACCACTAAAGACATGTTGGGGGCCATTTCTAAAATATTCTTAGTTGCTTGAACCAAAGTTTGGGTTTGTCTAGATTCAAACTCTTCTGGAGATCTTGTGTCTACATATTTTGGTGCTCCGTGTCGATGTGAGTATTCTCCACGGGCTCGCTTGGCAGCACGGTGGCGATCAATTTCTCGATCCTCATCCGAACCTGCTATATCAGTGACGTACATCTCATTTAGCTCTTCTAAAATTATTTCTTTTATTCTTGCTTTTGTAACTTTCATACTTTAGTTTCCTAATAAAAAAATGCGGGCGCTACCCGCTTGAGTCAACTGCCCTTACAACAGTGGCGAACTGGTTGAAGCATCCATTTTTTAGTCCAAGTGTTTTTCATTTTTGTCTCCGAAATTTAAATTTAGGCCAGAATCTCCAAACATCATGTTTAGAACATAAGAAGATGCAGATGACACCCAGCCACATATCATCGCATTGACAATATTATAGTCAAATGTAAATAGTTCTGTAAAACCATTTACGAAAAATAAAAACAGACCAACCCAGAAACCCATACACATTGGGCAGTGAAATATCTCACCCCAACCCATAAAGTCTTCTTTGCTTGGTCTATGTTTATTAAAGATTTTCCCGTATACGAGAATTTGTGTTAAGCCATACGAGGCTAGTACAAACCAAATTAATTCCATTTTTTTCTCTTGTTAATATGTGTATCTACCATAAAGATATGGAGAAAAGATGCCGTGCTGTTTGATTGAACCCTTTTCCTCTTCATGTGGTACTTCACCAAATTCAGTGGAACTTTCAGAGTCAGGATCCAGTAAAGAATCGTCCATCATTTTATCGTGCGCATTCATTGCTTCAAAATATGGACGCTCTGAGTCTATCCATTTTGAAACATTCAACAAGGTCATCTTCAAACTGTCTAGATCTTTAGAGTCTAATATTTTAGCTTCAAGCGAACCATAAACATTGCCACCTTGAATCGAATCATAAGCGACGATGCCTTTCTTTTTGAGAAACTCAAACAATCGATTTTCCGCACCATAGACAACATCAGACATGATGTCTTTTGCAAACGCAACGATTTTTTTCTTCTCGCTCAATATCACAATATCAATATCGGTATGATCAAAAATCATGATATCACCGTTGAGAGATTTTCTGGCGTTTAGTTCAAAAGTTATTTTTGGGTTTTCATGTTCTAATTTAACTCGCAAATCAGGTTGCTCAATCTTAACTTTTATCTTTTTGACCTCTTCGGCCTCTTGTTTGGATATCTTTACTTTAATTGCCATCGTTAGGGTCCTCATGGATTAAGTCTTGAATATAAAACAAAGTTTTTATCATATTCTCATCGATCTGCTTAGATGAAAAAGAATCTAGCTTTTTCAAAACCATAGAATAATTCTTGTGGTTTTTATCATTTGAACCTAACATCTTTACTTTGCTTGACAACGATTCCCTAAGTCTGCCAACCTCTTCGTTTATGAAAACCTTCAATTGCAAACCATTGTCAGAAAAAGAAGTGATATAATTTGTTAACAAATTTTTCTGCTCCTTCTTCAGAGTGTTCTCGTAAGTTTTATTAAATTTGTCAACAAATGTCTTATATGTTAAGTTATCTATATGTTTCATATCTTTGTCAAGGTTTTTCTTAACTCTTAACATATTAGAGACTTTAGACTCTAATATAATTCTGGACTTTGCGTTAGCAGAATCTGAATTTAGATATTGTCCTATAGAAGCTATGGATTTATAATTTGAGATAAAATTAGCAAATGCTTCGGGTGACAAAGACTCATTAATCTCTTTAATAAGTTTCGTTTGTTGGTTGAATATTTCTTTTCTATTCAAATTGTTATAATCACTCTTAACTTCCTGCATTAAGCGGAGTGCTAAATTATTATCGTTTGTGTTGGTTTCTAAAAGAACAACATAACAATCTAAGTCTTTTTTAAGACTTGATGTGTGATTAAAATATTTTTTTATGATCTCCACGACCTTGACTTTTTGGGTGTGGTTTTTTCTCACAATTGCTTTGGTTAATTCTTTGATCAAAGATTCATAAAGAAAAGCGGTGTTTCTTTTCTTATTGTGTTTCATCTTCATATTGTTTCTTCTCCTTTAAACTTTTCAAAAGGTTGTCGACTTCCGTGTTAACACTAAATAGTTTTTTCTCTTCTAACAAATCGTTATTGGTGATTTTTTGCTCAAACATGGTTCCCATTGGACCCGGCGCTACATAGCTTTTTGACATAGAAGACAACGGATTCATGCCGTGATCACCATACAATCCGGGAGTCATTGTTCTTCGGGTAGCTCGGATTGCATCCTTAGAAACTCCCGCTTCGCTTTTCATACGCTTAGAAGTTGCTCCTTTTTTATTTTCATAGTCTCGCTTGGCTGGTGGCTCGGCCAATAGTGGAGATTCTTTCTCATCACCGGCAGGCTTATCATCACCGGCAGGCTTATCATCACCGGCGGGCTTGTCATCCCCGCCAAGACCACCGAGGTCACCAAGACCTCCAGCATCGTCACCACCTGCATCGTCACCACCACCAAGGTCATCAAGTCCTCCAAGGCCACCTCCGGCGTCACCGCCGGCTTCTCCACCAGCATCACCTTCTGATGCCTTCTCAAGACTAGCCAGAAACTTCTTATCGTAAAACATTTCACGCTGCATGCGAAGAAATTCTTCTTCGGACAAACCAAGCATATTTTCTGCAATCCAGCGACGAGAAAAGAAACCTTCAGTGGCAGCACCTGCTGCGTCAAACTTCTGTTTCCAGTGTTCAAGCTCTTGAAGTTCAGATATCTTTGATGGGTTGTTCAAGCCAAGCTTAAACGACAAAAGGTCATCTCCTCGATAACCCAAGGTATAAAGGTGTATAATTCCAACCTTTTCTAGCTCTGTAGTGACGACCCGCTGTAATCTCTGGATTGTTCTGGCAAAGCGAACATCCTTCTGGGCTAGGGTTGTCTTATCTTCTGTTGCACCTTCTCCCATTGTAAGGTACGACTGAGGGACTTTGAGAGCGGCAAATAGTTTATCTCTTAAATATTTTACATCCTCGACAGTGCCAGTGAATTGACCTCCGGCCAAATTGTCTATTTTCGTATTTGACTGTCCTCGCACGGGAATGTAATAATCCTCTTCGATAGACAGCGGGTTATAACGCAAGTCAATCTTTCCGGTCTTCTCATCAACAACAGAGTGGCGTTTCATTTGAGTCATAACCTTCTGCATGTATTGTTCAACATCTTGAGGAGCAATGGCACCGACATCAATGTAGAATACACGCCGCTCTGGTGAGCGGACAATACGATAAGCCATCATTGCATCTTCAAGAAGTGTAAGCTGTCTCCATATACGTCGAGCGCCTTCTAGTACGGAAGTGCCATATGGTGCGTTCTTGTCATTACCCAAGACCCTCATGTGAGATACTTGCCAGTTTTCTAAAGTCATCCCGGCTGAGTTCCACTGGTATTGGACATAGTTTGGATTAGATGGATCTTCACCTTCAAGTCTTTCGATTTCTTGAGGAGGCAAGCCAATTACATTCTTGATACCAAGACGTTCGTCGAGGTCAAGATATAAAAACAAATCTCCGTACTTGCACATTGTACGACACCAACCAAACAAATTATATTCAACGTTCAAAACCGAATGATACAAAGATTTTAAAATTGCCTTGATCTCTTCGTTTGGGCACTTTATCTTCAGCATTGGCTGTAGGTCAGAGTGTGTTGTCATCTCATCTGCATAAATATCTAAAGACGATGCAATCTCTGGTGTGTATTCCATCTGATCGAAATCAACGTACCTTTCTGATCGGGAACGATTTGACACCATGTTTGCTGATACAACATTCATGGGGTTGTATTCTTGTTTCTTGAACTGCTTACCAGAAGCAGACTTAAACCATTTAGAATATATATCTAAATGTCTTCGTCGCAGTTGTCTCCCTGTTTGGGTTCTGCGGTTGACAATTGGTCCAGAAAACAATCGGGTCAACGATCTAAAAAGATCGGACTCATTATTATATGGGTTTTCTTTTTTATTAGCCATTGTGTTTATCCTTTAAAAATCCATGCAAAGTCTATCGCTTGCTGTTTAGCCTCTTGATGCTTTTCGGACAGCGACTTTTTGTATCCGTCCATGCCTTCAATTGCGGTGCTCATTTTTGTTGTCTTCATCATCATACCACCCAAAATAGCTTTTTTATATTCTACATCTCTATGGTTTGTTTGGAGAGCAGTGTCTCGAACCCAACATGCAATAGCTAAAGACATTACAAGGTCATCGTGATAAGACCTCATAGCTTGAGGTTTTCCATTGTACCATATAAAAGTCTTTAACTCATGAAACAATCGGCTAGAATATAAATTAATTAGTCGGTTGCGTATGAACTCTTCTAATTTAGCCACAATCAAAGGTCTTGTTTTTGTTGATGTAGTGAATCCCGGTAGGGCTCTGTTGTTAGCCTCTCCAATGTGAGACTCAACAAACTCATGTGACCCCTTGATAGAATAATACAAATTAGGATATCCTAGATCAATAAGTTTCTCCAATATTGAAATACCAATACCGTTATTCTCAACAACTAACAAACAATTGCCATATTCCTTCCCAGCTTGAAACAATATGTTAGAATATAAATCCAAGCTTGGTTTACCTTGATACTCTCCAACAATTTGCATTGTCTCTAGTTTGATTATGTGAAACGTTGACGAATCAGAACCGTCACCACGAGCAACATCAGCAACCATAAGATAAGAAAAGTTTTCATTGTATTTCTCCCATATCCAGAAATTTCTATCGTGTCCCACTCTATAAGCTGGTTCTTTTATTGTTTGTTGCAGCCATGACAAATCGTCTGGGTGTATTACTGTATCTCCAGAAGTATTGAAATTGCACTCCAACTCTTGGGCAATTTGTCTTCGAGACATATTCTTTGTCTCTTTTTCAAACCATTGTTGGTCTCGTTCTGGATGTACGTCCCACGGCAAGTTAATTGTATGGAAATCATTCTCCATATTCTCAGCATCAACATATGTTTTGTGAAACCAATTTCCAACCCCGTTAGGTGTTGATAGGGCGATGCATCGACCACCTGTTGATAGTGTGGGATACAAACCTGTCCACAAACCATCCAAACCTTCAACGTGAGCAGCCTCATCAATTACCAAAAGCGAAAGTGCCTCCGAACGACCAGCGTCTCCGGAGGTTGAGGTGGCTTTTATTTGCGATCCATTTTGCAATTCAAAAGAAGAACGATTGTCTACTTTTATATTTGATATCCTAATCCATGGTGGCAGATTCTTCATCATTGCCTTAACTTTCTTAACTAAGTTGGAAGCTGTCCCAAACTTAGTTGCCATGACAAGAACATTCTTGTCTCTATGGAACAACATCATCCAAACACAATAAGCAGCCGTGATCGTAGAGATCCCAAGCTGCCGGGCTTTTAGTATGATATTAAATCGATAGTCATTAAAATCTGTTAATAAATCATCTTGATAAGGATAAGTTTTAAACGTGATTAGCCCCTTCATGGGGTGCGAAATTCGACAATAATTATTTATGAAGTATACAGGATCTTTGCCAGACTTCAGAATTTCTTTTACAATCTCTTGTTTTGACGGTTGATAGGCCATATGATCTCATTAAGATTTTGGTCTTGTGTCGTTAGAAGGTCTCTTATTGTTATTGTTTAGTTCTAAAAACTTTCTAAAAGAGTCTTCGATAGTTCTGTTCTCAGATCCTCCAGCATCTGGATCTTCTTTGATGCCAGAAATTTTAAAATACTGATGGGCTTGAACAAAATTGCGAACTCTAGAAACCGATGTGGCTAAAATAGAAATATCGCCATCTTTCGTTAACGTCACAGAGTTGCCAGTTATAACTTTATATTCTTTTTGGAGAAACTTCTTGACCTCATTAATCATTCTGGCCATTTCATTCTCAAATCCACCACCGTAGATATCCTTCAACATAATATCGGCTTGATAGTGGATACACATTTTGTTGCCCATAAATTTAACCATAAAGCCATCATTGACCCTCTTGTCTATGAGGGGGCAACCCTCTTCACGTTTAAGTCCTACTTTTTTTGCTTCTCCATCGCGAACATAGCGTTCGTCATGGGCACCATCGTAGCCATTGGCTGCTGCTTGAGCAAGACCTTGAATAATTTCTAATACACTTGAACTCATTTATAAACCCTCCTAAGCCTTCATGCCGGCCAAGAAATCAGCGACCATTCCAGCCAAGGCGGCTGCACCAATAGCACCATTTGATTCCTTCGAAACATCTTCACACTTTTTATAAACTTCTTGCGCTATTGACTCTGCTAAATCTGGTGCTTTTGCGAGAGCGGCTTTGGTTGCCTCTGCGTCTTCTTGAAATACAACATTAAATTCTTCTTTAATTAATTTCTTAATTATGTCTTTGGTAAGTTTCATTGATTTGGTCTCCATCCTTTTAGCCATCGTTCTTCTCGACCCTCGACCCACTGGATGTAACACTTCTCACAACATTGAAATTTTGACATGTATACGTCATCATTCGATTTGAAAGAATATACATTGCAGACAGGACAAGAACGATTAGAGTTCTTCTTAATTAGTTTTTTGGGAACAAAAACTCCATTTACTTGAACTTTGTCAATATCTTCGTCATGAAGCTCTTTGTAGTGTAGTTCTTTTTGCTGGGCCAGATATTCTTTTTCTTTCTCATCCGTCCAATCTTTTTTGGGATGTTGGATTGTAGCTTCTCCGTATTTCTTAGCAATTGCTTGTTCTACCTTAGCAACATAATTCGGGTCTTTCTTCATCTCAACCCCGGAGCTACAGCGTACATAATACCAATGGCAGAAGCTGCTCCAACAACAAAACCACCCGCAAGCCACCAGTGGTCTTTAGGGGGTTCATATGACTTTCTTAAAAATTTTATCTCATCGTCTCGGATGCTTATCATATCTTGAAGACGTTGATCGTCAGCTTCGCATCTTGCTGTCAAAAGATCATGTTTGTATTTTGAATTGGCATTTGCTTTACCAACTTCATATTCAATCTGAATATTGCATTGCTCTACTTTGGTTTTGTTTTCAACAATAAATTTTGCAATAGCGGCATCATTCAACAGCCTACCATCGAACAAAGCTTTCTCTCCTTTTTTTATATTCATGAATACTGGTTCATCCGCATGGGCTACAGGGCAAGCCAGTAGCAAAATAATTAATCCTAACATTTATCCTCCATCAAATTTTTTAATACCAAGCTCTTCTTCTAATATCCTGTCAATTTCGTCAGGATTCTTCTTGGCTTTCTTTACTAAGTCTCTAATTATCTTTTCTTTTTTCAAAGAAACGCTATCTGTTTTAGACGAAAACTCTTGACTTAGTTGTGCCATAGCTTTATTGTAAACATCTTGGGCTTTTTTGACATCTTCAATTTCTTTTTCATAAGCCTTTTCTATAGCACGTTTTTCTTGTTCATATGACTTGAGAGCCAACTTAGCTTGTATAAGCTGCGCTCTAGAAGTCTTGTGTCCAAGGTAATACATAATAAGAGCAATACCGCCAATCACTAGCCATCGCCAATGTTGACGGCACCACACTGCCGCTATCTTAATATATTTTTTTGCGGCTAGCCACCACATTTATTGGCCGCCCCATTTCCATGCTTTAACAGCATCGATAACGGATTGTCCAGAAATATACATGACAGCAATCATGCCCCAAGTTTCAGGGTCAAGATCCGACCACCACATAAGGGCTGTTGCAGTTAAAAAAACCAAAAGCTTTCGGCTTACAACCTTCTCTTGAAGGGCATCCATAACACCTTTNTCTTTTCTNTCNAGATACAACTCTGATTTNATCTCGTCGATCATACTTTCTTTTTCGCTTTCACTCATCATTTAGATCCTCACTTTGGCATAAGAGCCATCTCGTTGAATGTCGATGGTCATATCAACAACATCTTTGAGCGAGTCCAAGTGG